AAAGGTAAGACAATCTCTGCTAAAGGACTGACTTCTAAAGGTATGACTGGCGCACAAGAAATGGCGACTATGAATATCTCGGTTGACGGTATTAGCAAAGGTAATGGTAAACCCGTAAATCAATACGGTAAGATTGAAATGCGTGGTGCTGGTGCAGCAACCAAAGGTCGTATGTCTAGTGGGAAGATGGGATGAATTACACGCAGTTAACGTCTGCTATTAAAGGTTTCGCAGAGAACGATTTCCCAGCGACAGTCGGGTCGTTTACGTCTGCCGAGCAGATTGCCCGTTTTGTGCAGTTGGCGGAGCAACGCATCTATAACATGGTGCAGTTACCCGCTATCCGCAAGAACGTTACGGGTACTATGACTGTAGGAAATAAGTACTTATCGACTCCTTCAGACTGGCTATCAACCTTTAGTCTTGCGGTAATTAATTCGGCAAATGAGTACCACTACCTTTTGAATAAAGACGTTAACTTTATCCGTGAGTCCTATCCTGATACAGATTCAGCGTTTTTTGGAAAACCTGAGTATTACGCTGTATTTGACGACAACACCTTTATTTTAGGACCTACCCCAGACGCTACTTACAATTCAGAGCTTCATTATTTCTACTATCCAACGTCAATTGTGACCGCTGGGACGTCTTGGTTGGGTACGAACTTTGACTCTGCTCTTTTATACGGGGCGTTACTAGAAGCAGCTTTATTTATGAAGTCAGACGCTGACACTATGACGGTTTATAAAGCCCGTTATGACGATGCAATGGCAGAACTTAAACAATTAGGCGATGGTAAGAACCGTCAAGACGCCTACAGAAGCGGACAAGTAAGGTATCCAGTCAGATGATTAATAGAGTTCCAGACTTATCAGGTAAAAGCATTGCTATTGTGGCAATGGGCAAATCCCATAGTCAGTTTATCCTAGCTAAGACTCATTCTCAGCCAATTGATGAAGTATGGGCAATTAACGCTATGGCAGGGGTGATTTACCACGACCGAGTTTTTATGCTGGATCCAGCCAGCCGATTCCTAGATAGTGATGATGCAGGCACTCAAACGGGACTTATGCGGTCGGTACTAGAGAAACACACAGGCCCAATCTATACCTGTGAACTAGACCCCCGTTGTCCTGGATTAGTAGAGTTTCCCTTAGATGAAGTAATGAACGCTTGCGGAACGGGGTACTTTAACAACACCGTAGCCTTTGCTATTGGCTATGCAATTGCTGCCAAAGTAGGGCAAATTCACCTGTATGGGATTGATTTTTCTTACAAAAACGTAGTCCACTTTGCCGAGGCAGGTAGGGCGTGTTGCGAGTTTTTACTGGCAAAGGCAATGGAACGGGGTATTAAGGTTGGTATAGCTCAAGGATCATGCCTGTTAGATACCAGCGAGCCGACTATTAGTAAGCTGTACGGCTACCACCGTCTTAGTGATCCATTAGTTGTAGGACTAGAAAACGAACGGTTTGTGGCTAAAAAGTACTCAGAAATTAAAGATACGGTAAAAGACGAGGTGGAGTACAACCCACCAGAAGCAAAGAGGACATAAATGTTTGAAATTAAAACTGGCAATATTATCAGCCCTCTCGTAAAAACAAGCAATTATGGCGGTTTACCGCTTGAAGAATTGACAGAACTCTGCGTAAATAGGATCATTGGGGTATCAGAAACTGCCCCACCCGAAATTCGGGAGCAAGCAAAGTATTTTAGAGAGGCATTAGAGCGTACAATCTCTGAATATTTGAGTCGTGCAGCACAGTCCGAAAGGGCTAGTTGCATTCAAGTTTGTGTACAAGGCGGTGAAGTTGAGGCTGCTAATTTATTAAGGAGAATTTAAAATGGCTTTTACAGGTAACTTCATGCCAACCTCTTTTAAGGTTCAAATCTTACAGGGCGTTCATAACTTTACGGCAAGCACAGGTAACACATTCAAACTAGCTTTGTATAACAACTCAGCTTCGTTTACTGCGGCTACCACGGCTTATACAACAACTAACGAAGTAGCAGCTTCTGGTTCGTACACATTGGGAGGCGGAACACTATCTAAAGTTACTCCAACTTCTTCTGGAACTACAGCGCTTACCGACTTTGCGGACTTATCGTTTACCACTGCGACCATTACAGCATTTGGCGCTTTGATTTATAACGATACTGCGACAGGTAATCCAGCCGTAGCTGTTCTAGACTTTGGTGGTTCTAAGGCTTCGACTGCAGGTACGTTTACGATTGTGTTCCCAGCGGCTACTGCTACTGGTGCAATTATTCGCATCGCTTAAGGTTAGTGCGGTGTGGCTGATGTATCAATTGCATTAGGAGGTTATGGTAGCGAAGGATGGGGAGACTCACCTTGGGGCGAAGGTAATGTATCGCTTGTAGGAACTGGAGCAATTGGACAAGTATTTGTAATAGAGAATATATCAGTTAGCGTTACTGGCGTATCTGGTACAGGTGCTTTAGGTCAGGTAACAGTTCAAGAGGGTATAGGAGTATCTGTTGCAGGAGTTAGTGGTACAGGATTAGTTGGTAGTGTTTCTGTATCAGCAGAGGCAAATGTGTCTGTTACAGGAGTTAGTAGTACAGGATCAATAGGCTCAGTTAGTGTAACGCTATTAACTGAAGTTGTTGTTACAGGAGTATCAGGTACAGCAGCAATTAACGGTGTAACTGTAAATGCAACAGCAAACGTTCCAGTAACAGGACTATTAGCAACAGGAAGTATTGGCGGAGTTGAAGTTACAGGCACAGCAGTTGTAGATGTAACAGGTGTTAGTGGTACAGGAGCAATAGGTCAGGTAGTAATTCGAGAAGGTGTTCAAGTTTCTGTTGTAGGTGTTGGAGGAACGGGATCAGTATCGGGTGTAACGGTAGTCGGAAGCGCACCAAATGTAAGTGTTACTGGAGTAGCTGGCACAGTTGGTCAAGGAAGTGTAACAGTAGACTTAGTGCTTAATGTTCCAGTAACAGGGCTTCAGGCAACTGGCTCAACTGGTCAAGTAACAGTAGTTGGAAGTGCGCCAAATGTAAGTGTTACAGGCGTACAGTCAGTAGGGCAGGTTGGAACGGTGTCTTTCTGGTTAGAAATTGATACTAGTCAAACCCCGAATTGGGTTGAAATAGCAGCATAAAGGACAAATTATGGCATCGACATACAGCACTCTTAAAGTAGAGCTAATCGGTACAGGTGAACAGACAGGCACTTGGGGAACAACTACTAACGATAACTTATCTGTAGCCCTTGGAGAAGCCATTACAGGTTCAGCCGATGTTGCTTTTTCTAGCGCAGACGTTACTGTCACGCTTACGGATACAAACGGAGCGCAGACTGCTCGTAATCTGCGTTTAAACCTTACAGGTACATCAGGCGGAGCAAGAAATCTAATCCTTGGTTCAGGCTGTCAAATTGAGAAGTTGTATCTTATTAATAACGGACTAGCAGATGCAGTCACCGTTAAAAACACTTCAGGTACAGGAATCGCAGTCCCTGCTGGTGCTTCAATGTTTGTTTATAACAACGGAACTAACGTAGTAGAAGCCCTTAAAGCCATACCCGTAGCCGCTGGTGGTACAGGACTTGCAACGCTTACAGCTAATAACGTATTAATTGGTAATGGCACAGGTAATGTAACTTTTGTAGCGCCAAGCACTACTGGTAATGTATTAACTTCAAACGGTTCAGCTTGGACTTCAGCAGCCCCTTCTGGATTTCCCTCTGGCACAGTGATGTTGTTTGCGCAGACTAGTGCCCCGACTGGGTTTACTAAAAATACAACTACTGGCGATAACTCAGCGTTACGTGTTGTAACAGGCACAGCAAGCACAGGTGGATCGGTAGCATTTACTACAGCGTTTGCAAGTCAAGCTGTTACGATAACCGCAGTTAGTGGTAGTGCTGGAGCCACAACACTTACTACACCACAGATTCCTAGTCATACTCATAATTCTATCCAACCGCCTGGGTATTACGGATCACCAGTTATTGTATTTTCGTCAAGTGTTAAACAACAATCGCCTGGCACAAGCCCCCAGACGCCACAACCAACAGCTTCTACAGGCGGTGGTAGTTCCCATGATCACCCGTTTAGCTTTTCAAGCGCTACTGCTAATGCAATTAATCTTGCTGTTCAATATATTGACGTTATTCGTGCAACAAAGGATTAACCATGACTGTATTAAAAAAAGGTACGTTTTGCCCACTAATTAAAAAAGATTGTGTAGGTCTTACTTGTGTATGGTATACCCGTGTGCAAGGCTATGATGTGAACAGCGGTAATCAAGTAGATAACTACGAGTGCGCAATATCGTGGCTACCAATGCTTCTTATCGAAAACTCAGGGCAACAACGCCAAACTGGAGCAGCAGTTGAATCGTTTAGAAATGAAATGGTTAAAGCTAACGAAACTCAGACTAAATTAATACTTGCAACAGCTTCTGGTGAATCACAACAACCCAAACTACTTAGGAGTATTGAATAATGAAGTTAACTATTATCCCTGTTGACGGATCGGTTGGTGAAGACGGTAAGTTCTACAACGATCTTAATTTAAGTTCTTGCGCTATACCTGCTGATATCCACGCTTTGCAATGGCAAGATACTGCTGGTTGGATTGAATACAACACCCCTATACCTAATGAACCTATTACTGAATTGCCAGCGTGGGCAAATTGCTGTATGACTAAATGGACTGAGGCTAATACTCCAGTGCCACCACCCCCTCCTACAGCAGAACAAAATAAAGAAAATGCAGTAACTAGATTGCAAAATACGGATTGGACAACTATCCCTGATGTTGGCGACCCAACTAAAAGCAATCCTTATTTAAGCAATGTTCAAGATTTTGTTGTGTATCGTAATGTTGTTCGACAGTATGCAATTAATCCTGTTGCTGGAGATATTAATTGGCCTACAAAACCAACTGAAGTTTGGACAACAGTTTAAGGAGTACAAATGGCACATCCAGAGGTAAAACTTGGTAGCGTTGCAAACTTGTTTTCAAGACAAATGCACTTTAAAAATGTAGGGGATATGGAACATGGTCACACTCATCAATTTGACCACCTTACTCTTTTAGCTGCTGGGCGTCTACAAGTTACTGTGGATGGACACGTATCTGAGTTTGTTGCGCCACACATGATCTATATTAAAAAAGATAAGATGCACGAACTTGTAGCATTAGAACCAAATACGGTAGCTTATTGTATTCATGCACTTAGACTAGGTAATGAAGTTGATGATATTTTAGATCCTTCTATGGTTCCAGAAGGTGTTTCTCTACCAACTGATTCTTTGTTATGCGACTTGAAATAATCCAAAATAATTATTTGGTTGTCCCTAGTTTTATTACTAGTGGCGAAGCAGTTTCTCTAGCAGATCAATTTAAAGAACACTGTAAAAAATTTAATTTGGCAGGTGATGCACAAGCTCCTAATTCACATGCAATGTACAACTTTATGCCTTTTGTTAGGCTTATGGTTAATAAAACACCTTATGTAAATGAATTATTAGGTGAAGAAGTACTACCAACTTACACATATGCTCGTATATACAAAAATGGTTCTGTGTTAGAGCGGCATCGAGACCGAGCAGCTTGTGAAATTAGTTTTACTTTAAACCTTACAAAAGACGTTGATTGGCCTCTTTATTTTCAACGTCCTGATAGCTCTGAAACTTTAGTTGAACTAAATTCTGGAGATGCAATTCTTTACCTTGGTTGCCAGGCTGACCATTGGCGTAATAAATTTGAGGGCACAGAGCACGTTCAATTGTTTATGCACTACGTCAGATCAAACGGAACTAAATCTTGGGCTTTTTTTGATAAACAACAACAGCAATTGCCAACTGCACCTGTAACAGATTTACCAGTAACAATATTATGAAAAACATTAATGACTACATTGTTGTTTTTGATGATGTAATTACAGACGCCTTATGCAATGCTATTTTAGAAGAATTTAATGATGAAACTGATTGGCAAAAGACGACCGTTGGTTATGGTAAAGTAGATGACAAAATTAGAAGCGCAGAAACAGTCAGTTTATCTTACCCCCACGTCATAGAAAAAAACCCTAAAGTTCGAGCTAAACTTGATAAATATGTTTTTGCTTCTGCTGGTTTTGTTATAAAAAAATACAACAAAAAATTCTCCCGTGCTTTTATTGAAGAAGATTCTGGTTATGAATTATTGCGTTACAAAGAAGGTCAGTTTTATGCCCAACACACAGATTCTTTTAAAGGCAGACCCCGTGCAGTGTCGTGTTCTTTTATGCTTAATGATGACTACGAAGGTGGTGAGTTTGCGTTTTTTGACCGTGAGCTAGTGTACAAACTTAAAAAAGGATCGTGTATTATGTTCCCTTCTAATTTTATGTACCCTCATGAGGTAATGCCCGTAACAAGCGGTACACGGTATTCTATTGTGACTTGGTTTATATAAGGACTAATATGAAACAGACTATTCCCGCCCGCACACTAGAAGGTGGACTAATTGAGCCACACCACGAAGTCGAGATTGTCTGTGCCGCCTGTGGGTATGACTTAGATGAATCTGAACTAGAAGCGGATTTCTGCTCAGACTGCGGGGCGCCATTGAACCTTAGACAGCATATCTCGATTCATGCAACTTCAGTTCCTGCCGCTGGCGGAGAGGTATTTTAAATTGAGTTATGGCAGACGAACTGGGGTTATCGGCAGGTGCTAAGGGCATCAGTGAAGGGATAAAGACTGGTCGAGAAGCTGGTAGGGAGATTGGCAAGAACATCGAGGAAGTACAGAAAGAAGCAGTCGATGTTGCAAAGCAGCAAGCAAACGCAAGAATCCGTGAGCGCAGAGAAGCAGAGTTTAAGAAGGAACGGGCAATCTTTAAAGCCCTTGAAGAGTACAAACACCGTAAAAAGATTTCAGAAGAAGAATACCAATTACGGATTGATTTTATTAAGAAGTACGGTACTAAAGAGTGGCAGAAGCTAATAGACATCAAGACCGAGATTGAACGGCTTGAGAAGGAAGATAAGAAGTACTTTGACGCTGAGTTGTCAAAGGTTAGATGGGTGCAGTTTTGGTGCTTTTTGGCAGCGGGCTGGATAGCTTATTTTATTGTATGGGGTGGTAAAAAGTGATAAAAAAACCAGACGATGCCCTATCTAAAGTACTGGCGTATGTAGACTCCCCATTTAAGCTGTTTGCAGTTATTTTGATGGCGGTGTTAGCGTTTGGTGCTTACATTATTTATGACAATCAAGAGCTAATTGTTGGTACTTATAAAGAGAGTCAGAAGCTACCCAGTATTGTTGAAGATAGAGTAGATGATGCTGCAGTTCATTTATTTAAAACGACTGACGCAACCGTTGTAGCAATATTTAAAGTAAACCCGTTGTTTGGCACTAGAGTACAGTACCGAGCCTATACAAAGACGGGGAGGGATAAAACCAATGATGGGCTAGATGTTGGGTTGTTTACTTCTAATCAAGCAAATAACCAAGATGTAGTGAATTTGATGGCTGGCAATATACCTTGTGGTGAATATAAGGCTGCGCAGTCAGAAATTGGGCTTTGGTATATTGAAAAAGGGATGACTTTTGGTTGTAGAATTAGTGTACCGCCAGACCCCAGTAGGTTTGTAGGACAGATTACCGTTGGTTGGGATAAACCCCCAGCCGATTTAGAGCAAACTAAAGCAATGCTTTTTATTGCTGCAACCATGTTATCAAGGAGTAAGAAATAATGTTTACCCTAATATCCACAGCGCTGTCCTTCCTGATGGGGGGTCTGCCTAAACTACTGGACTTTTTTCAAGACAAGGCTGATAAAAAGCACGAAATAGAACTTGCCGCCATGCAGATGGAGCGGGAACTAAAAATGATGGAAGCGGGCTATATAGCTCAAGCCCGTATTGAAGAAATCAGGACAGAACAAGTCCAGATGGAAACCCAAGCCCAAGAACGCACCGCCATGTACAACCACGATATTGAGATTGGTAAGGGTGCTTCTCAATGGATTATTAACCTACGAGCTTCGGTTCGCCCAGTCGTTACCTACTTGTTTGTTTTCTTACTAATTATCGTAGACGTAGCGTCTATCTGGTGGGCATGGTCATCTGGTGTTGCATTTGCCGAGGCTATTCCAATGGTGTTTGATGCAGACGAGATGCAGATTTTGGCTTCCATCATAGCTTTCTGGTTCGGGACTCAAGCCTTTAGTAAGAAATGAAAGTAAGCGATAAAGCAATCAAAATGATTAAGCACCATGAAGGTGTCCGTCAGCGTCCATATCGGTGTCCAGCTAAATTGTGGACGATTGGTGTCGGGCATGTACTTTACCCACGGCAAGGTGCTTTAAAAATAGACGAGCGGGATGCCTACCCACTGGAGTACAAAGATGACCGTATCTTTTCGATGGAGGAAGTAGATGGAATTCTTAGAGACGATCTTAATCGCTTTGAGCGAGGTGTTGAACGCTACTGTCCCGTTAAGCTCACTCAAGGTCAGTTCGATGCTCTTGTATCTTTTAGCTTCAATATTGGTCTGGGAGCATTACAGCGCAGCACCCTCCGTCAAAAGGTTCTTCGGGGTGAAATGGAAGGGGCGGCAGAAGAGTTCTTGAAATATACGCTGGCTGGGGGTAAAGTACTAAAAGGCTTAGTTACTCGTAGAAACGATGAACGAGCGTTGTTCTTATCCTAGGGTAAACCCGTATGCCATTACAGAAACTACAATTTAAACCAGGACTGAACCGAGATCAAACCAACTACACCAATGAAGGTGGTTGGAATGAGTGCGACAAGATTCGCTTCCGCTCAGGCTATCCTCAAAAAATAGGTGGTTGGCTACGCTATGGGTTATTTACTGTGGTGGGCGTTTGCCGTCAAGTTTTTAACTGGATTACAACTTCTTCTGATAATTACTTAGCATTAGGTACTAGTAAAAAACTCTATCTAGAGTCAGGAGAAAATTTATACGACATTACCCCAATAAGACAGACTTTTACTACCGCAGCAACTGATAACTGCTTTACCACGGTCAGTGGCTCTAAAACCGTCACAGTTACTATTTCAAGTCACGGAGCGGCAGACGGGGCTTTTGTTACTTTTTCTGGAGTAGCTGGACCCATTGGAGGTATCCCGCAAACTGAGTTTAATGCTGAGTTTATTATTACTTTATTAACTGGAAATACTTTTACAATCACTACTACAACCGTTGCTTCAACTTCGACCTCTGGCGGCGGAAGTGCCATTACAGCTGTTTTTCAAATTAATCCAGGAAACGATGGTGGTGTTTTAGGGTACGGCTGGAGTGCAGGTACTTGGGGCACTGTTGGCTGGGGTCAAGGTGCAGCAACTCCTGTTGTTGGCGGGCAACGTGATTGGTTTTTAAGTAACTTTGATAACGATTTAGTCGCTAATATTCGTGATGGCGCAATTTACTATTGGGAATACTCAGGTGGTACGGGGGTAAGGGCTAAATTATTATCAGCCACCACAATTGGAGGAGTTGCTCCTGCGGACGTTCCTGATGTAGCAATGCAAATCTTAGTCTCTCAAAACGATAAGCATCTATTAGCCTTTGGTTGTACACCGTTTGGGGGAGGAACAGCAGATCCTTTATTGATTCGTTTTGCTACCCAAGATCAACCTAATGTCTGGACGCCTTTAGTTACTAATTCAGCAGGTTTCTTACGGGTATCCCGTGGTTCTGCCATAGTCTGTGCCGTAGCAACTCGGCAGGAAATCCTTGTATATACAGAAGGAACCTTAAACTCTTTACAGTTTTTAGGCACTACGGACGTATTTGGTCTTCAAGAGCTTTCGGACAATATATCAGTCCTTAGCCCACGCTCAGTCGTTACCGTTAATAACACAGCCTATTGGATGGGGCATGATAAGTTCTATGCTTATGGCGGTCGGGTAGAGACCTTGCCTTGCACCCTAAGAAACCACGTATTTGAGAACCTCAACTACAGTCAAGCCGATCAGATTATTTCAGGGACTAACGAGGGCTGGAATGAAGTCTGGTGGTTCTATCCAACAGCAAATAGCAATATTAATAACGCCTATGTCATCTACAACCACTTAGAAAAGATCTGGTACTACGGCACGATGGATCGCACTGCGTGGTCTGACTCGTCTCTAAGGGAATACCCTCAAGCCCTAACACAGACTTCTTTTACTGGCTCTCTTAACAACAGTACAACTTTAAATGTGACTGCTATTTCTACTGGTAGCCTGCAGGTAGGCTCAATCATAACGGGCACTGGCTTGGCTACAGGAACCATCATAACGGCTCTAGGCACAGGTACAGGCGGAATAGGTACATATACAGTCAATATTTCACAGCTTGTAGTCCAAACTACAATGACTGCTAACAGTGTTGTTTATAACCATGAACAAGGTCTTAACGACGACACGACTGCTATGGAGTCTTATATTATCTCGTCAGACTTTGATCTGGTAGACGGGGATCAGTTCATTTTGACTAAACGTATTATTCCTGACTTTAACTTTGCAGGTTCAACCGCTGCCCTTCCTGAAGTTACGATGTACATCAAACCCCGTAATTTCCCTGGCAATGCCTATTCTAATGTAGATTCTGAACAAGTTATAGAGACCTCCGTAGACGTCTTTACCGAACAAATTTTTATGCGGGCTAGGGCACGGCAGATGGCAATTGAAGTTGAGTCGACCGATCTAGACGTACAGTGGCAATTAGGTAGTCCTAGATTGGATGGTAGACCAGATGGGCGTAGATAATGGGAATGCAACGGTTTCGTGCGCCAGCTTTACCTCTGGCTCCAGTCGAATACGACCAACAGCACATGTCTCAATTAATTGGGGCGCTAAGGCTGTATTTCACCCAACAAGACTCCAACGTGCCTTTACAGATGGATGGGCTACGGCTATTAAATTTAGCAACATCGGGGTACAATTTGCCAGAAGGCACGGTCTTTCGGGATGGCGAGTATTTAAAAGTAGTCTTGCCAAACTTTGCTTATGTACAAGGAGTTTCAGGAACTGGGACGGTTGGCAGTGTAACGGTAGTAGCCAACTCTATTTTAGTTAATGTTCAAGGTGTATCAGGAACGGGTAACGTAGGAACAGTAACGGTAACGGTGTAAAGGATAATTTATGGGAACAGGCGTAGGCGAGGCAATGTTAATTGGAGCTGCTGTTGGCGGCGGTACGTCTGCTCTTACGGGTGGCGACCCTCTAAAAGGTGCCCTGATAGGCGCTGCTGGTGGTGGTTTTGGTTCTGCTCTTGGTGCTGGGTTTAGCGCCGCTAGTGCCGCCCCTGCAATTGGGTCTTCTACTGCCGCAAGTTCTTTTGGTACTCTTGGGGCTGGTACAGGCGCTGCTGGTACAGGCGCTGCTGGAGGTTTTACTGGCGGCGCTGGGGGTCTTAGTGCTGGTGCTGGGGCTCTTCCAACAACATTTACACCTCTTGGCAATACTTTAGGTACATCTGCGATATCTTCTGCGATTCCCACTGCTACTACTGCTTCCGCTTTGCCTGCTGTTGGTGGTGGAACGGGATTTGGTGGAATTGGAGCTGGTACCGGTGCTGGCGCTACGGGGTTAGGTACTAGTGCTGCTGGATATACCCCCGGTATGTACCAAGGATTGGCGGCTACTCCTACTACTGCGGCTTCTTCTGTTCCTTTTTCAACTCAAACTTTAACTAGTGCAGAAACCCCGTTCTCAATTAGAGATCTTCTTAACAAAGCCCCAACACCAGATATTATGGGGGACTCAGAGACTCAAAGACAAGTTGCTCAAGCAACAGGTAAAAA